CATTACAATATATACATAATTCAATCATAATTATTCAAAATGGATTTAAAACAGTCGAAACTAACGAAAACAGAATGGGAATCCATCGAGAGACCTTGTTCTGAAAATGAAAAGGCAATATTTGATTTGATTATAAAGGGTTCATATGATACTCATATCAAATACAACAAAAACAAATCATTAATTTCCTATTTAAAAATACAAAAATCACTGGGTGTAGAATATTACTTGTTCAATACTTATTTTAAAGATGCTTTGAATAACCTACATATTTTGAAAGACATTGATTATAAAATTGTTCAAAACCAAACAAACACGTTGAAAAAAATGGACGTAATGAGATTAGAGAATAACAAATTAGAAAACATAAATAAAACAAATATTTACGAATATGTTTTGTTGAATATTTGGCAAAAACTTGTAAAGTATAAAGATAATGATGATGATGACTGGGTAGTAGAATATTTTAAGTTGTATAAACTCACACAAAACAGTGTGATTGATATTAATCATTACTTCCTCGAAGTATTGCATAAGTTTTTAGATAAATACAAAAAGGAAGCAGAGATTGAATATATTGTATCTTCTGCTGATGAAATATATGAAGACGACTCCGTATTACTTGATTATGAAGATATGACTCTTTATCAACATCAAAAGGAAATATTTCATCATATGAATAACCCACATTTCGAGAGCAATATGGAATTATTTGATAATAATGAATCAAACGAAGCACAACATACGCAATTATCTCCTAAATTAGTATTATACATTGCGCCTACAGGAACCGGAAAAACCTTAACTCCTCTGGGGTTAAGTGAAAAATATCGTGTGATATTTATATGTGCTGCTAGACATGTAGGTTTGGCATTGGCTAAATGTGGTATATCTGCGAATAAAAAAGTAGCCTTTGCATTTGGTTGTGATAGCGAAGAAGATATACGTCTTCATTATTTCGCAGCATCTGAGTACTCGATTCATAGAAGGTCAGGTGGAATTGGTAAGGTAGATAATAGTGTAGGCAACAAGGTAGAAATCATGATTTGTGATGTTAAATCTTATTTGTGTGCAATGTATTACATGAAAAAGTTCAATCCAGTGGAAAACTTATTAGTATATTGGGATGAGCCTACCATTACTATGGATTATGAAGAACATGCTATTCACGAAGATATCCACAATAATTGGAAACAAAATGAAGTTCCTAATATTGTGTTGTCGTCAGCGACTTTACCTAAGATATATGAATTACAAGATACGATTGATAGTTTCAAGGAAAGATTTCCAAACGCAGAGGTTCATAATATAACCAGTTATGATTGTAAGAAATCCATCCCGATTATAGACAAAAACGGTTATGTTGTATTACCTCATCACATTAGTAAAGAATATGGTGATATAAAAGAAATAGTCAATCATTGTAATGAAAACTTGACATTGCTTAGATATTTTGACCTCAAGGAAATAGTGGATTTTATCATGTTTGTAGAAGAACATAATTATATACCCAAACAGTATCTGGTTGAGAACTGTTTCGAAACCTTCGACGATATTACTGTACAAAATATTAAAATACACTACTTGCGTATCTTAGGTAAAATACCGAATGGTTTATGGGGAGCAATTTATGTTAGTCTGAATAACAATAGACAGAAACGTATTGGTGCTCAATCAAATCCCTCTACTAGTAATAAAGCAACAGCTACATCAAGTGGGTCTGCTATGTACATAACAACAAGTGATGCTCACACATTAACAGATGGACCCAGTATATTCTTATCTGAAGATGTGGAAAAAGTAGCCAAGTTTTGTATTCAACAAGCAAATATACCCGATAAGGCTATCAATGATATCATGGAAAAGATTGCATACAATAATAAAATCAACGAACGTATTGATGTTATTGAAAAGAAGTTGGAAGTAATAGAAGAACAGAATAATACTAAAAACGCTGAGAATAATAGTGTGGATACAAAAGGGAAACGCGGTGGTAAAAAAAACACCAATAGTAAATCAGGGTCTAACAACGATTCAAAAAATCCTGGTATAAAAAAAATGAATGAAGAACTACAAACTCTACGTTCTATGATTAAAACCGCCAACTTGAATGAAACCTTTGTTCCGAATAGTAAATTACATCTTGATAAATGGGCACCAGATAACAAAGACGGAAAATCATTTACTAGTAATATCGACGAAGAGACTATTATAGATATTATGAGTTTACATGGAATTGATGATAGTTGGAAAGTATTATTATTGATGGGTATAGGTGTATTTATGAACCATAGTAATATTGCGTATACCGAAATAATGAAAAAGCTGGCAGATGAGCAAAAACTATATTTAATTATTGCTTCAAGTGATTATATTTACGGAACAAACTATCAGTTTTGTCACGGTTATCTGAGTAAAACGATGGAACTAACCCAGGAAAAAATTATTCAATCATTAGGACGTATTGGTCGTAGTAATATTCAACAAAAATATTCGATTCGCATACGAGATGATAACCAAATAAAGAAAATATTCTATAAAGAGGAAGATAAAATGGAAGTAAAAATGATGAATCGTTTGTTCAGTCGAGATAGATAGAATATATACTTGCTTATACGATAATATTTTATTAGTCTATTCTGATTCTGATTCTGATTCTACATCTATCTCCAGTTGTATGTTTAACTGTGGGTTATTTTCATCCAAATTATCATTTACCCTCGCAATAGGGTTTTTTTTATCCAAATTATCATTTACTCTCGCAATAGGTTTATTTTCATTCAAATTATCATTTACATTCGCAATATCTCGTGCTTTATTTGGAGAAAAAAAAGATTGTGGTTTCGTTATAAACCACGTAGCATCGTGTTCGATTTTTTTCTTTTCCTCTTGCTTGATTTCTCTTTGTTTGTTTTGAAAGTATTCATCAATCGTATATTGATTCACACGTCCCAGATTATCTAGATTTGTTTTTTGCTTTCTCAATACATACTTATACGGGTCCCTCCACTGATCAAAAACAAGGAATGGTAATTTAATTTTGTCAAAATAGCTTTTGACAACAGAAATGGGAGGAGCAATATTATTTTTTTGAACCCATCCCGGGTGTTCGGCGTTTCGGTCATATACATACATTTCTTCTACATCTGATAGAAGGTCATGTATTAAATTAGTATGTTCTTCAGGACGACTTTTCAGAACAAGTTTTTCATATTCACTATACTTTTCATCCAAATAACTCTTTGCGTCGACCCTTCTTCTAGAGCGTTCTATATTCAATATTTTGAATATTTCTATACTTAATTTATAATAATCTTTATGAGATGAAAGCTCTTGTTCCATTTTGTTTTGTATATTCAGAAATAACTCAATGCTAGAAATAATACCTGTAACCAGAGCAACTATACTGGTGAGAATGGATATTAGATTTTGGTCCACTAGAGATTGGAGACCTACCGAACAAAATGTATTGCCCGCACTTAGTATAATGATAGGAATACGAAATAATTTATTGATATGTTTGTAATATTGATATTTATAGTTATGATAACCACTAAATTGTGTACAATTACGTCGTAACTTGTCAAGTAATCTTTCTATATTGTCTGTCCATGATAATGTATTTTCATCTTCTTTATCAATAGTTAGACTATTGTTATTTTCACTCATATCTATATATCTATATTATTTAATATAGATATACCCGTGTGTTTCAATTATAGATAAACATTCGTTGTTCTAATTATATGGGTTCTACAAATAATACAGGTATAACTTACTTACGGAGAAGATGGAACATTCCCTTGATGAATGATACGAATATAAAATCCAATGAAGTTATTATTATCGTTATTATGTAATTCTCGATGGAAACGTTCTATAAACTTATCGGTAGAGGATACTAACGCAGGACCCTCTTCAGCAGGAATATTTTCTTCAATGTGTTGATTCATGAGAACAAGATCGAAATCTTCTCTTAATTGAAAATGTTCGCGGATGAATTGTCTGGACATAGAAAGGAAATCATTGATTGACCAAGATTCTTCAACATGAAAATATGTGCTACGTGTTGTTAACGCAATTTTGAAATAAACCCGATACATCTTATAATAATTTGATTGTAAATATATAAATATTCCTTGTATAATTTTCAATTTATTCGTTACTTCATTCAAAATAGAAAAAACGAGTTTATCGCTATAAATAAATATTATTTCAATATTTTCATACTTAGTAACTCATTATCAGATGTTATATTCCAGGAGTCTTACTTTGTTTGTTGGATAACGTCAGGCGTGGAACTAAATAACCATATCAGTTCATCATTCAACAATTGTTCATCTTTATTTATCTTTATTTGTTTGGCTTCAATATTATTTTGTTTTGTTGTAATATATTCTTTACATACTCCGCAATGGTCTTCATTCGAATACATCACTTTTAAATCCACTTTATGTTTATCAACATGGGTTCCCCATCTACCAAGTCGCAGATGAGGGCGTGGTTGTAGTCTTGACTCTGATACAGCACTACGTAGGACATTTACGATATGTGTGAGAGTGATTTTCTTTGTAACAGACATGACAATAATATGATTATGATTTATAATGTTGTAATACTACTTGTTATTATACTACGTATCAATTTTATATTTGTATCGGTTTATCTTTACATTTTTCCAACGTATAATATAAACGAGTAAAACTCATTTTTATTATATTATTTATTTATTCAAACTCCATCATAAGTAATATAGTTAAATTAATTACTGTACGCGAGGCCACCCATACCACTCATGATACGAAGAACATTGTAGTTGGTAGCGTAAACACGGACCTTGGCAGTGCGGGTTCCCTCAACTGTGGCGTTGGAAAGAACAAGCTGTAGAGTAGCATTGTCAATACGAGAGAAGTTACATGTGCCAGAAGGCTGGTGCTCCTCGGGGCGAAGGGCAAAGGAGTACACGTTGATACCGGTGTCGGGGTTACGTGTGTGGACCTGGTAGGGTTGAACCTCGTCGAAGTAAGAACCCTCACGCTCAGAGAAGCGGTCTTGGCCGTTAAGTTGAAGCTTGGCGACAACAACGGGATTCTGACCCCAACAATGCATGTCAAGAGATGTCTCTGTAAGAACGAATGTTCCGGCATCAGAGACAGAGGAGTTCGCGTTGTGGTTAGTGTTGGGAGAACCGTTGAACTGGTTGATGTTGGAAAGACCGATAGAAGCTAGGGCAGCAGCTTGATCTTGGTTAGGGTTCAACGCAACCTGGGGACCACCGAAATTGGTCTCGTTGTATGCGTTGTCGTAAGCACCACCGTGCCAGTAGCCGGTGAAACCCTCGGCAGCATCGGCATCAAGAGCACCGGCGTCCTGGAATAGACCACGGGCATCAATGAAGGCGTTCTGGCCAGCAGTGGCGTCGGGGCCACCGAAGGCATGGACGGCGTTGGGAAGAGCATCAACGGCATCAGTGTAGTTAAAAGGCTGGGCACCAAGAAGCTTGAAAAGAGTGGCATCACATAGAAGAGATGAACAGTAGTCAACGTTGGCATCAGGCTGAACAACCCAGATTAGCTCCTTAACGGGGTGGTTAAAGTTAAGCTTGATCTTGTTGGAAGAAGAACCAACAGACTCGTCACCAGTGAATTGAAGCTGGGTGATCAAGTACTCGTGGGGGTTCTGGGCGAATCTACGACGCTCATCAGTGTCAAGGAAGACGTAATCAACGTATAGAGAGGCGGCAACCAAAGACTGGTTATAGGCAATGGTGGCAGTAACGGGTGTACCAACGTTGTATTGGTTGGCAGCAGCGTTGGGCTGGGCTCCGGTGTTGCAACTTAGACTGGTAACAGCCCATAGACACTCATCAATGGGGCGAAGATCAAGGTTGATCTTGACCTCGTGGTATTGAAGAGCAATCAAGGGAAGAGCAAGTCCGGGGTTGGTACAAAACCAGAACTGAAGGGGAATGTATAGAGTTGTCTCGGGAAGGGCGTTACGGGGGGCACATACCTGACGAGGAGCATCAGAGTCACAGGGACCATCAACATCGGCGAAAGAGGGGTCGGTGATGAAGGTAAGCTGAGTGGTATTACCAATCATCTTGAAGTAACCACGTTGTTGCTCAGCAGTCATAGTAAGTTGGTTCCAGATGTGCATCCAGTCACCATATTGACGGTCAATGCGTTGACCACCAATCTCGACCTCAACCTGGGCAATGATTTGCTCACCAGGGAAATCTAACCAACGGGCATAAACAGAGTTTTGACCGGAGCTAACGCTGGCACTGTTACCCATAAGCTGGTTGACCTCGGGAAGAGTAACCTGAAGATAGGTACGGTATGCAAGATCACCATTACGACTGATAGTACATGTTACACGACGACCGAAATCGGCTTGGCCGTTGAAGGTCTGCTCAATAGACTCAATGGCGAAGTTTGTATAACGACGGTAAGTGACTTTCCAGAATGTAATCTGGGGATTTCCTGTAAGATAGACATCTTGGGCGCCGTAGGCGACGAGTTGCATTAGACCACCTCCCATTGTATATTATACTATCTCTAAAGAAAAAAAAAATGGATTTTAATTTAATTAATTATTTAATTAAATAAAACAATAAAACGATTTTGACACGTCATGATTCTAGTTTATTAATATCAAAGTTATCGTGTAAGAATGATGCTAAATATGAATCTAAAAATATCTCCTTTTTTCCTTCATGGTTTTTACTAAAGGTATAGGAGTCCTTGTTTTTTTTAACACACCATCCATCATTGATGGCATTATAAACGAATATCATTTTTCTAAACTGAATACTATCCATTTTGATTTTACTATTATTTTGTAGATATATATTCATGTTCATAATTATGTTATCTATGTTTTCTTTATTATATCATTTCGAGAAAACTTTTTTCTATTTCAAACTTGAATCATATAATGAAAAGGTATGAAAGAGTATGATAAGTATTTTATTTCGCTGATGATTTCGTTAAATCATATAGGTACATAACTGACAGCAATATGATACGTCCAATAACCAGTCCTATCAAATCAAGTGTAATTGTGGATGTAATTGTAATGCCATAAATAGTCTCTAAAATACTTTTAATGAAGTACGATAATATTAACCCAATAGTTCCTGTATATGCCGCGATAAATCCTACATCTAATAAGTGATTCGGTATAAATAATTCTATATAGTTTGATAAATAATCATCTCCTACAATAAATAAACCACCAGAGATAAAACTAAAACAGGTGAAATATACAAGAGGGAATATCACGTTTAATACTGTTTTGGACTTTATTGTCAAGATGTTGTATGGAGCCCGTTTTGCGAGTATCCCAAAAATTACTACAATGGAAATAATAATTCCGTTAAACCATATGAAGTTTTTGCGATTGGTTTCTGTGCTTTTTGTTTCTGTGCTTTTTGTTTTAGAAGACATATAATATAAGAAACGAAAATAGTTAGTTATAATTTGTATGAAATATAAGATGTATAATATGTATTTGTTCAATCAAACAATCATTTTCCTATTATTTTTGTTTAAATAGAACACCTAAACTATACAAATAAATGCCCTCTTTTAAACAAAAACCCACAAAAAAAATATTGGTGAATCAAAAAAGTTTGTCTACATTGGATGGAAAGCATCATGAAATGATTTCCGAGTTTAATAAGGAAGAAACAACCGATATTCCTAAATTAAAATCGGAAATACGAAAGTTCAGACACAAGCTAACAACCACGAAAAAACTAACTATAGAAGAGAAAATGGAATTACAAGATAAAATATTAGAAAATGTTGAACATATAAAAAACATAAACAAGAAAAAAAAACAATATTTATTGGACAACTCGAAATATGTATTTGAATACTTTGAGAACAAGAAAAATGTTTCTAATGGAGAAGAACACACGCAGAAAAATAACAAACTAGATACATTTTTCAAAATAACGGATAATACACATCAGGAAGCAATTGTAAACGAGAATATATTTCAAAAATATTTAAGCAATATTGATAATACGTATTTAGACATAACCAAAATAACGGTTAACTGTGAAACATGTAAAGCATGTTATAAAGGTGAAATGATACCCATAGTAGACGAAGGAGTGTTGATGTGTAATATTTGTTATGTAAATATTCCCTACTTGATAGAGAATGAAAAACCTTCGTACAAAGAGCCCCCGAAAGAAGTTTGTTTTTATGCTTACAAGAAAATCAATCATTTCAAGGAAATATTAGCGCAATTTCAAGGAAAAGAAACGACCCAAATACCGGTAGAAGTCATTGAAGGGTTGAAACAACAAATAAAGAAGGAGCGTATTGAATACAGTGATTTAACCTATTACAAACTCAAAGATTTATTGAAAAAACTGGGATATAACAAATATTATGAACATATCAACTTTATTAAAGATAAAATGGGTATATCACCTCCAATTTTTAGTCAAGAATTGGAGGAGATACTATGTAATTTTTTTATGGAAATACAATATCCTTATGCTAAACACTGTCCAGATTATCGAGTTAATTTTTTACACTATTATTATGTATTATATAAATTGTTGGAATTATTAGATGAGAGCCAATATATAATGGAAATACCTATGTTAAAAGATCGCGAAAAATTATTGGAACAGGACAACATATGGAAACATATCTGTAAAGACCTGGATTGGGAGTTTATAGATACAATTTAATACAAACGCATTTTATGTGTAAATAGGTGTTGTAATTGTGTGTGTATGACCATGCTCATGACCATCAACATGTTTAGTTTCACTGATTTTGATAAAAATCATTGTTCCATAGAAAAATGTGAAAATAAGACCAAGAACTAGCAATCCTTTGTCTTTAATTAATTTACCATATATACACCATAAAATATTGGAAATTATTCCTAGAATGAGAAATAACATAGAGACATGAGGTCCTACATACCATTCATTAACTACCACATATAATTGTGGAACAATAGATAATCCACCCAATATATTTGCTATCCATGGAATATACGTTTTCATTATTTATAATATAGTAATATTTTTTACAAAAAATATACAATATATCGTATTACATTAATAAATGATATGTAATATGATAACTATAACTATTTAGATAATTATTTAATTAAAAGCCTCCAGGAAACCTGACCATGTTGGCACCGATACCGAATCCAGCACCAGAACGGGTGGTAACTGCGATGCTAGGCACGTACATATCAAGAATGCTAAATGTGGCAGCGGCAGTTAGGGCAATAAAAAGAATCTCTTCCATGTTCATAGAACGCTTGGGGATAGCATAGGCTGCAATCGCGACCATTATACCTTCTACTAGGTATTTGATAACTCTTTTGACAATTTCGGCTACGTCAAACATATTATTATATATATATTAAAAAAGAAAAAAAAGAAAAAGAATAATGATAAATAATACTAAATGAAAAATAATACTAAATGATAACTAATAAATGATGAAAAATACTTAAAATAAAGATTATATGTATAACAATAATGACTACCTTTTCCAAAGAATCAGCACCTTCTTCAAAAGATATTACATTTGAACGTAAGTCAAATATGGATGGAACATCCAATACTAAATATGTGGACGTATTAGATGAAGACAAAACGATTGCTGGCCAAAAGTTTGTATGTGTTTCATTTATTTCACCAGAACTAATTTTGAAACAAAAGGAGATATATTTTTTTGAACAGTTCCTAAAGAAATGGGACTTAAATAAGAGTATGGAGAAGTTTCACCAGTTCTTGAACTTTATTGCTTACAAATATAAGCTGACATTTGATGATGTAATCAATGATTTCAAGGAGTTTATCAAGGAAGAACAAGATGAGATAACCAAATCAGGTATTGAAGACGATTACAAAACCTTTTTGGACCAAAATGAGGAGGAACTAGAAAATACGTTCAACCAAACACATAACTTTCAGACTTCAACGCGCGGAGTCAAGTTTCGTGGAGTGTACCCAACAATGGAAGAGGCCGAGTTGAGATGTAAAATGTTACGTGAGCTTGACCCCAACCACGATGTATTTGTAGGTCCAGTAGGACTTTGGATGCCATGGGACCCTGAGGCTTACAAAACAGGTAGAGTAGAATATATGGAAGAAGAGTTGAACCAGTTGATGAGTCAGAAGAATAAGAACGAAGATTTCGCCAAGTCTTCGTTTGAACAACGTGTAAAGGAGAGTAAAGAGAAGGCAATCGAAGATAATGTGTCTAATGCTGAAAAGAACGATATTCAATTGACACAGACAATTGATAAAGATGGAAACCTGATAGGTGTAAACAATATGAATACTCAAGAAGATAACTTGAAAGAACAAGATACTATTTCTTCAGCAGATATTCGTAACGAATTGTTTGAAGGAGAAAACATCATCATTGGTAAATCAGACAATGGTCAAAGTCAACTGTTGAGTGGTCCTTTTGCTACAAAGAAAGAGGATTAATCATCATATGGATGGATATGATAAAGATATAACAAACAACAAAAAAATACAAATACACACAATAAATATGATATAATATTATTAGTAATATATCATATAGCTTCCTTAGCTTACCACTTAGTCTTTTTCACACTAATTTTTGGACCCTGTCCTCGTTTTTTCACATTATTTGGATCATATTTTTCATCTTCATCATCCGATGGAATATCTTTCGACATTTCCCAGTATTCTTTGGAGCCTAATCTAAACTCATTATGCGGGTCGGCCTTATACCAAAATACCTGGTCAGGAAGTTTGTTTGACTTGGAATTATTGTTAATTACTAGACATTCGTAGTTTTCAGTACACTGATCCATCACTTGGCAAAAAGATTCAAACGTAGGAAACATGCCCGCATAGTTTTCATAAATACGTTTTCTATTGGCAATGTAAGGTTCTCTCAATATAAACACATAATCAATATTGGTACGTAATGTAGGGGGGACACCCAGTGGATACTGCATGGTAATGACTAACATGACCTTCCAATGACGTCCATTCATAAAAAGCAATCGCATCATCTTATCTCGAGTCCAACTGGCATCATACAAACAATCATCTAATATAACGAATGTTCGAGGGTCTATATTCGAACGTTTATATGCTTCCATTTCCTTTTTTACTTGTTTTAATACTGCGCGCTGCCGCTTTAATATATTTTCAATAATCGCGCTGTTATATTCATTATGTATAAATAATTTGGGAACCAACTTTCCATAGAAACCATTACCTTCTTCTGTACCTGATATCACTACGCCTATAGGAATATCTTGGTGATAATATAACAAATCACGCACCAAAAAACTTTTACCCGTATCACGCCTACCAATTAATACGACAACAGGTCCTTTTGACTCGTTGGGTTTGAAACTAATGCTTTTCATATCAAATTTTTTTAATTCTAGTGTCATTATCACTAATCTATAATATGTAATATAGAAGAGATAGAAAAATTAAGAAACTATTTTACGCATACTTATTTCACTGACAAATCTACAACTTGTTCTATTTTTAGGTGAAACAACAAAAACACTCAATCCAATGAATATAGGAATATGAATATATGAATAAGTGGATTATTAGTTTAAAAAATATTTAATTAATATACTATTTACCTAAATGAGTGAGTTGAATATTGGATACATAAAAAGAAAGAACGCCGAACTCTTTGAGTCTCTTCAACACCAAAAAAACACGTTTGTGAAAGAATTACAAAATTATATACCAGTGTACGACAAGCTTTTTGCTCTAAATGAAACGAACTACAATTCTATTAATTTAAACCATCAATGGTATTTGAATAAGATTAACAAAAAAACGTCCATGTCAGACTACATATATAATTGCGATGTTAAGAATGTGAATACAAATAAAATCAAGAAAACCAATATTTTTGTAAAAATGGCTCCATTGCTGGACCCTTTCAAATATATAACTGGAAAATACAATATCACAACTCCTGGATTATTTCAATTGCCTGAACATAGTTCCATGAACAAAATATGCCATTCCAAAATAATGGACAACAATAATACCGCCTATATTGATGGCTTGTTTTCTTATTTATCTGGACAGTTAATTGAAAAACATAATTATGTTCATGGTGTTGAATATTATGGGTCTTTTATCGGAATCAAACAAATGTTCAAGGCTGATATTATTGACGATATTGACTATTTACATAAATCCGATTTTTTTAGAACACACAAGGACAACTTATTTCAAGTAGAAGAATACGAGCATATGTTGTCAGATGATGAAGATAGCGATGAAGAATCGTCAATTACTAAAAAAAGAGCACCAATCAAAATAGATAAGAATATTTCCATGAAATCAGTAGAAGCTATCTCCAATTTTTTGTACGATGATATTTTTCTAGACAACTCATCTAATCTAGACGAAACATTATCCGTCGAACGTAATATTGAAGAGATTCCAAATAACGATGGTAATGGTACTAATACTGGTAATGGTACTGGTACTGATACTGATACTGAGACTGGTATTATTCATCTAAAAGACCTCACAAATTATGATTTCGAACAAATATATCAAGGAACAAATAACGAATCAAAAGGTAACACAAATGGAGAGACAACCGATGAGAGACTAATATGTGAACAACAAATCACAACCTTAAAATCATCTTCTTCCACTTGTTCATCTAGAACATCAAATACCTCCAGAACGAGTGTAGTAGAACATGTAGAGGGAACATTCGATATACAAAATGATACAGAAAAGACAGAAAAGACAGAAATCAATAGTGAAGAATCGTGGAGTGATTGTAGTGATTCCGATGTAGATAGCGACGCAAAGTTATATGTAACTATACCTGAGTTTCCGGTTCAAATGATATGTATGGAACATTGTGATAATACATTTGACGACCTTATCATGAATAATGATTTATCTCAAGAGGAATGGTTTTCAGCATTAATGCAGATTATTATGATTTTACTTGTTTGTCAAAATACGTTTTCTTTTACACATAACGATCTTCATACGAATAATATTATGTATGTAAATACAGACAAGAAGTTTATCTATTATTGTTACAAGAACAAGTATTATAAGGTCCCTACATTTGGACGTATTTATAAAATGATTGATTTTGGACGAGCTATTTTTAAATATAAGGGAGTTACCATGTGTAGTGATAGTTTTAAACCAGGAGAAGACGCCGCTACACAATATAATATAGAGCCTTATTTCAATAACAAGAAACCTCGTTTGGAACCAAACTATAGTTTTGATTTGTGTCGTTTGGCGTGCTCCATTTACGATTATTTAATTGATGATGATGTAGATGTGAAAAAACAGGATGAATGGGAACCTATCGCAAAACTCATTTATGAATGGGTATTAGATGACAAGAAGATTAATGTTCTTTATAAGTTGAACGGAGAGGAGCGTTACCCTGACTTCAAATTATATAAAATGATTTCTCGTTTGGTTCATAATCATACTCCTGAGAAACAACTTGAGAGAAAAGAGTTCTCTCATTATTTGGTTGAGAAGAGTTCCATAACAGATAATATTTTGAAAAAACATATTCTTAATCTCGATATTATTCCTAATATGAGTCGAACCGAAAATAAGAATTAAGTTATTATAAACTTTATAAACTTTTGTAAACCTATATAAATATATGTATACTACTATTGTAATAGTATACATATATAGATGAACGATTTGACACCAAATATAACCTCCCTAGTAGGTAAAACCTCGACAACTGGTAATAAGGTAGTAAGTGTAAAATGGAACCCAGAAGAAATATATTATGAAACAGATGGAATACATGGCATGACCCACGAAATAACGATAGTAAATAGCAATGATAAGAATATACAATTACATTTTAACCCATCATTCTCAAGTCTAAATCCTATTTTGGAAACATATGGTTTTCTTGAAATGGTGAGGAATTATACAGCTTCAGCTATCAATTAAAATCCTGGATTATCTGTAAAAACGATTGCGTTTTTCGTTGGGGTATCTCCTATGTCTTCTATCATTGTACCTAATTGTTCCATAATAAATAATCCAGAAATTACACTAAAATATACAAGCAATGAATCGCGAATTAATAATTTCAATGGTTTACTTTCCTTGTCTACAAAACGCATTTCAATAAATTTCACAATCAAAAATACAACAGATACTATACTAGCAATCGCAAAGTGGTTCATTTAAATTATTCATTTAGAATCTAATTTTGTCTTTTACGCAATAATACAATAATACAACTATAAAAATGTATTATTGTAATGATAAATCAATCTAGGAATCACTATGCTAGAATCTCTACATCATCAAGCATTTCGTCAGTGTTTAGTTTGATATTGTTATTGTTGTCTAAACTATGAACATCGAGCATGTCTAGAGAAGCATCCGCGCCAGAGATGTTTAATCTTACATTGGAAGCATCGTCATCGTCATCCTCCTCTTCCATCGATTTTCTCTCGGCATTTCGGATAGCACTAATTTCCTCTAATGTACGAATATCCTTGGAGGCTTCTATCTGAGTTTCTTTATTGTCTTGGTCTTTCACAAAATCAATATTATTGAAAGATAGTGTACCTATATTTTCACTAGATAACTCGGGGAACTCAATATTGTCACCTCGTAATTCCTGAGTAGAAATACTGATATCCGTTTCCAGCTGTTTGTTTATGGTGTCATCTTCTTTATTATTCTCAATATGATTACTGGTAGTATTCGTAGACTCGACGCCTATCTGTTCTGTCACAATAGACGTATTCTCGTGGTCTGTCTCAATATCTTCATGTATAATTTCTTCCTTAATATCTTCTTCCACGTCATCTTCTACACTTTCTTCCATATAAGCCTTGAGAATTGACTGGACCGGAATACCTTCTCTAATAGTATTCAAAATACACTCCTGGATAATCACTTCAAGTTCTCGGTTATGTTGTTGCATCATTAGAGGCGAATTAGGTATTCTTTCAAATAAATATACGTTTGTATAAATCTTTCTGGCACATTCAATATACGCTTTATGAACAAAATCATCTAACTTGGGTATATCAATATCGATCTTCTTTTGCTTACTTCCTGCCCGTGCAGCAGATAGAAGTTTCAGTTGAATTACATATATACATGTAATCAAATCCTCTAAATAGTTACAACCACTTCGTTCGACAATTCGATTCTTCTCCTTCTCGATAATAGCCGGACTCCATTTTGGAATCCTAGAAATGAAGTTCTGGAATGTCATCAAATATTTATTAAACTCGTTATTTTTATGACAAATATCAAATGCTTCGTCGAAAATAGAACGGAATCCGTCTTTGATATGAGGGGTTAGCAATACTAATAATCTCGAGCACCATTCATTTTTAGATTCATGTAAACTAGATACATTAAAATCATCCATTTTACATATTTCCTACATTATCTATTACAGATTCAAACTCAAATGTAATCTATATTGTCTTTATCTTTATTTATCTATTTGGTTAATAATCAAATAAAGATAGTACGGATGTTGACTTTTCTCTCAAATACTTGACAAAAACAAGTTAATCATATAGAGAATTAATAGTTTTTCATTTCTAAACTCTTTTTTCACATTGTCAAACTGTATTAATATTTTATTCTTTCTATCTTCATGTTCTTTACTTATCATTTTATTATCGTTTTCCAGGATATTATATACGTCTAATGCACTATATCCCTTTTCATATAATTTTGTAGTGAACCCTTCTATTACCTGATGTTTATTTTCACATGTAGAACTATTTTCATTTTCATTTTTACAGAACAATCCTATTTCTGAAAATGTTTTCAATATATTTTTTTTCAGCCATTCGTTTCGTTTCGTTGTTTCTGTGGTAAGATTAAAATTAGTTTTTATCTGATATTGATATAAATTAATGGTTTTATCTTTTAATTTTGGTGGAGGAACATATATTTCACAAAATCTGGAAAGAATAGGCATCAATAATTTAAACTTATCCTCAATGACTATAAAAAACCTAGTAGTATGGCTGAATAATTCTATACATCGTCTTAGAGCCGATTGTGCGTCAATTGTTAACTTATCGGCATTGAATAAAATGATACTTTTGAAAACATTTCCACCTTGTATATTTATATGAGATTTCGCAAAAAACTTTAACTCTTCACGAATAAACTTGATTCCTTTACTATGAGCACAGTTAACATGCGTTACCATTTTTTTTATATCAGATTGTTTATGATAATAGATTTTATTAATGAACTGATGAACCATGTATCGCTTTCCACATCCTGATTCCCCGTGGAAAATTAAATGAGGTATCTTTCGAGTTTCACAAAAAGTATCTAATTTTTGTACAATATCTGAGTGAATAGGTAATGACATATTCTGTAATGTCTAATAGGTGTATTACGTTTATTCATAATTTCTATTTATATTTGTATTTAGGTTTATATCTAAGATTATTATTCATATTAGTATGTAATAAAAATAATGTGTGGAATATCTGCGGTGTTATTTAAAAACAAAGATATAGGGAAAGGAAATAGTATCCCATTATTACTACAAAGTTTAGCAACATTACAAAACCGAGGGTATGATTCCTTTGGTACGTCATGTATTATGAATGATAAATTACATATTCATAAAAAACCATGTCTAAATACAACCATTGATAATTTTCAAGAGTTTATCGAAGAAATGAATGATTGTACTTCACCTATCAGTATAGGGCATACCAGATGGGCTACACATGGAATTATCAGTCACGAGAACGCTCATCCACATGTTTCAACCAGTGGAAATATCTCTCTAGTTCATAATGGTATTATTGAAAATTATAAAGTAGTAAAGAACTTTTTAATAGAACATGGTTTTACTTTTTATTCTGAAACCGATAGTGAAGTCATTGTGAACTTAATTGAGTTTCATTTACATAATGAAGCAATAGAAGGTAGTACAACAACAATAGACGTCGCAATTATGAAAACAGTTGAAATGCTTGAGGGAACTTATGGACTAGCTATCCAGTATATTCATACGCCATCAAATATATATATAATAAAGAACGGGTCCCCTATACTGATTGGCGAAAACGACAAATATATTATGGCGTGTTCCGAGTCGTCTGGATTCTTGGATCAAATGAAACATTATTATGCCTTGGAAAATGATAATTTAGTAACGCTATCGTCTACTGATGGTATCATTACCAATATAAAAAGAACAAAAATACAAAATCACAATGTCGCCATGAGTTTGACCCCTGAACCGTATGACCATTGGACGTTGAAAGAAATTATGGAACAAAACGAATCCTTATTGCGATCATATAATAATGGGGCGCGAATAGTTGATGAGAACATTAAATTGGGGGGACTTGATAATATAAAAAAACGAATACATGATATTCAAAATATTATTTTCTTAGGATGTGGAACTAGTTTGTATGCGTGTCAGATTGGACGTCACTATTTGAAACAAATGGAATGTGTCAATAATAGCATGTGTTTTGATGCAGCCGATTTTGAAATAAATGACATTCCATTGAATGGTGTCTCTTTACTAGTTATGTGTAGTCAATCGGGGGAAACGAAGGACCTACATCGGGTTCTTAAATTAATACAACACAAGAAGAATATTATTACCATGGGTGTGATTAACGTGGTTGATTCTATGATTGCTCGTGAGGTTGATTGTGGTATCTATATGAATGCCGGGAGGGAGGTGGCAGTAGCTTCTACCAAGTCGTTTACAAGTAGTGTTACTATTTTCAAGTTGTTTTCACAATGGTTCAATCAAGAACTGAAAAATGAGTCTATAAATGGTACAATATGTCAATCTATCAAAAATATATCATATCAAATAAGGGGGGTCAATGATAACATTGATAAGATAATCAAGTCGTCTCATATAGACTTGTTAAATTATGAGAATATATTTGTTCTCGGTAAGGGTAGTATGGAATATGTTTCCAAAGAGATGTCTTTAAAATTAAAAGAAATATGCTATATACACGCAGAAGGATATTCCGGTACAGCGTTAAAACATGGTCCATTTGCTCTATTACAGCCAGGATATCCAGTTATTTTACTGATTAATCAAGAGAATAGGCCAAAGATGTGGAATGTTTATAAAGAGATTGAAACGCGAGGCGCAAATATATTGGTGATTAGTGAAATTGCTGAACTGGGAGAAGAAATAGAAAATGAACGTTGTATCGTGGTTCCTGAAAATAAAGAACTCCAAGAAGTTATTTTTATGGTGGTTTTACAACATATATGTTATCGTCTGTCGTTGAAACGAGGAATTAATCCGGATAAACCTCGCAACTTGGCCAAAGTGGTTACTGTGGAGTAGTTTACAATCTGATACTTGTTAGGTTATGAATGTACCATTCATACGTCTTTTTAATCCCCAATTCAAAAGGGGTAAACTCAAAAGCAGGAAATAATTCTTTACATAATGAATTATCTACTGTTTTTTTCATACAACCATCGCTCATATTTGTATTCCATTTCAAATAGTAATATAATTAAACAAAACTTTAATATAAATACTTCAATATGTATATTAATTATATGCCGGATATGATAAACATTTATGAACCAAATATCAAGAAGTATAGCGAATCATCTATAAATGCTATCAAAGAAGGATGGATTTCCAATCACGGCAAATTTGTAGAATTAGCAAACATTAAGTTGAAAGAAATTACAAAATCCAAATATTCTATTTTGATGTCAAATGGAACATGTGCAACACATTGTTTATTTTTAGCATTAAAATTTAAATATCCCAATATAAATAAAATTTATGTTCCAAATAATTGTTATGTTGCTGCGTGGAATACATCATTAATGGAATATAAAATAAATGAAATAGAATTAATGAAAATGTCTAATGAAACATGGAATATAAATACTGATGTAGAATATATTAATAAATTAGATAAAAATTCGGCTGTGTTAATAGTTCATAATTTAGGTAATATTATAAATATTCCACGATTGAAACGAATTAGACCAGATTTAATATTCATTGAAGACAATTGCGAAGGAATGTTTGGTAATTATGAAGATACGTTTTCTGGAATGAGTGAATCATCGTTATGTTCTTCGTGTTCATTTTATGGAAATAAGATAATTACAACAGGTGAAGGTGGTGCCTTTTTTACACAAGACGATTCCGTTTATAATTATATAAAATCCATTTATAGTCAAGGTATGTCTGAAACTAGATATTTACATAATTTGCATGCGTATAATTATAGAATGACTAATATCCAAGCTGGATTTTTATATGAGCAATTAAATGACGTTGAAAATATTTTAGAAAATAAATACAAAATATTTCAAAATTACGACCATTTATTCAAAGACTTGGTTAAATTAGGTAAAATAAATTTAATCAAACACGAGGAAAATACAATACATTCGCCATGGATATATGCATTGCGAATTGTAGATAATACTAAAACAATCGAAGAAACATGTGATTTTTTCAAAAACAATAATATTGACATCAGACCATTTTTTTATCCTATAAATGCACACAAACATTTAGAAACGATTGAAAATAATGATAATACTAGTTATGTTCTTAATAAAGAGATTATCATGATTCCATCATCACCGAATATTACATACGAAGAACAGAAACTGGTTGTTGATGTTGTTTACAAATTTATAAATTTATAAATCTTCATTATATATTTTCATACAACTCTGATATAGAATTTATAGTTATATAATTTTCATCTTTTATAAGAGTTGCTCCTGGATGAGTAGGAAAATACATAGCTCTCACAAATAATTCTTTTTGTTTTTCACTCCATTCATTATTAATTATTCCATTATAAGGAACTTCTCTTTTATAATAACTTCCACTCCCTATTTGTTTTTCACCTTGATATTGGCATTTAATTAATTCAAATAATTTTGGTAATTTGTTTATACCTAATGTTATTAATTTATGAAATAATGAAAACGCTGTATCATCTTCACAAATATTTATTTTTTCCTGTATTAAAATATTTCCTTTATCAACATCACTAGTTAAT